CGCTAAAAACAAAGGTGAAGAAGAAGTATACGGAGCTGGAGTTAAAAAAGGTGAAGAAATAGAAAAAAAGAAAATGAAAGTATCAGAATTTAAAGCTAAAATCAAAGAAATGATTGTAGCAGAAATGGCTTTAGACATAGACAATATGGAAGACGCCCCAGAATCTGAAGTTGATTTTTTAGCTGAATTAGAAGGCATGTTAGATGAAGCTGAAGGTTTAACTCCTCTTCAAGACTATGTTTACCAATACGAAATAGAAATAAGCGGTGAAGATAGAGCTCAAGATTTCTTAGATGATATTAGACAATTAAACACTCCACAAGATGTTTATGACTACTATGCTTATGGTAGAGAGTTACAAGATTATGATGTAAATAATATATTTAGACAAGTAAAAAGAAAATTTGCTAATTTAATTACAACTGATGATTTAACTCCTCTTCAAAGAAGAGCTTACAGCTATACAAAAGAAAGATTCGGAAATGATGAAGCTAAAAAATCTTTAGATCAAATTAAAACATTAAAAACGAATCAAGAATTTACAGATTGGGTATTAAAGAAAGTTAAAGCTGAAGATAACTTAAACGAAGCTGAAGATGACAAGCATGTAGTTATGAAAGGTAATAAATTTTATACTGGTACTGAATTTGTTGATGATATGGAAGATGCTATGAAATATAATCTTAAATCAGCAACAGAAATAGCTAAAGAAAAAAAAGGAATGGTTTACACTCCTAAAGCAGTAAAAGAAGCTAAAAAAGATGAAGAAGTAGAAGATGAAGTAGATATTGATATTGAATCTCCAGAACCAATGGATACACCAACAGGTGGTATTAATGTTACTCAAAACGCTGATGCTGACTTAACTGGTACTGAAAAAGAATTACAAGACAACTTAGAAGCTGCTTTAGAAGCTGCTAAAAAGATAGGTGATGAAAAACTACAACAACAAATTGGTAACTCATTAACTTTCTTTACTCGCCAGCATGTTGTTAAAGAAAATCTTAAAGAAACCTTATTGTTACAAAAACGTGCTGGCATAATCACTGAAACTCAATATAAACAAAAATTAAACGAAATTTCAGAGGATGAAGATGAAGTGCCTTTAACTTCAAAAGTAAAATCTTTTATTAATAAAGCTATAGCTGATTCTAAAAAAGATGGAGAATTTGAAGAATTAAAAAAAGCCGATTGGTTTGAAAATGAATTAATTGATGAACTTATTAGTTTATTCCCAAACAAAGATTATGACAGCGCTTCATCAAAAGTAACGGATTATATTAAAGATAAAATAAAATAAAAGTATATGAACACACAAGAATTAGCAGAAAAAATCGAGTTATTATTTGAAGAGTTTAAGGCAGAACATGCCAAAACTACTAAAGCAGCTCACGGTCGTGCCCGTAAGGCATTAGGTGAAATCAAGAAATTGGTTACTGAGTACCGTAAAGCTTCTATTGACGAAGATAAAAAATAATAATTATGCTTAACGAACGCGAACTTACCAAAGCTGAACTAGAGAAAAGAGAAGAGGTTTTAAAAAACCTTAAAAAACAAAAAAAGTCCTTAGTAAAACGCTATGGTAAGGACGCGGAAGCAGTTATGTATGGACGAGCTACCAACATAGCTAAAAAACAAGCCGAATCAATGAACCAACAAAAACTAAAAGAACTCGTTAGAAAAACCTTACAACAGGAATCTAATTCTGAACCTATTACAATGGATGAAACTAGACTTTTTGATAATCTTTTTACTAAAAGAGGAGAAGAATTAAAAAAGAAAGGTATCATTGATAGTAATGACTTAATGCACCAGTTTAAAACGAAAAAAACTTTAGAAAATATAGATAAAAAATTATCATTATATGATTTAATCTTTTCAGAAGGATTTAGTCCTGAAGAGCGAAAAAATTATGATTATAATTTAATTAAATATTTTGAAACTCCTCAATTCACAGTTGAAGATATTCAATCATATATTAATACTTCAAAAAATTATATGAGTCTGGGAAATGCTATAAAAGGTTTACTTGAAACTTATGAAGATTATAGATCTGAGATGGGTGAAGGTAAAAAACCTAAAAAAGCTACAAAAGATTATGATGGAGATGGTGAAATAGAATCATCAGAAGAAGAGTATAAAGGTGTTAAAGATAAAGCTATTAAAAAAGCAAAAGGAATTAAAGAATACAATATGGGAAATGATGAAGTTTTAGCTTTAACTTTTAGAAATAAAGATGAGTTTGAAAGAGCAAAAGAACATTTTAAAACTAATTCAGGATATAGTCCTTTTGATATAAATGATGAATTTCAAACATTCTTTTTCCAAGTAGAAGATCAATCTGAAGCTGATGTTACTGAGTTTTATTTAACTCAAGAATTAGAAGGTGAGACTAATTTATATTCATATTTCTTTTCTATGGAACCTTCACCATTAAGTGAAGATCTTGACTTAGGTCATGAAGATAATGAGCCTCATATGATTAAAGCTGAATTATATCGTATTGGAAAATACGCTATGGAATTATACCAAATGGTAGATGGATTTGAAGGTAAAGGTGAGGTTGATTTTCCTGCTTGGTGGCAGTCAAAAATTACTAAAGCCCAAGAAATGATGGTATCAGCTAAACATTACTTAGACTTTGAATTAAAAGAACCAGCTATTGATGCTATGGTAGGTGTGGCTAGTGCTGAAGATATGATAGACAATGAAGAGCCATTAATGGAAGATGAAGTAACTAAAGTAGATAAATTAGCTGCTAAAATTGCTAAAGCACTTAAAGATAAAGCTAATAAAGACACTTCAGATCAAAATAACCTTAAACAAGCTAGAACAGCTTTAAATAAAGGCGATATTAAAGCAGCTGAAAAAATGGTTAAACCATATAACTAATGACTAAAGACGAACTAAAAGAGAAAATTAAAGTACTTGTTAAACAAGTATATAAGCCTAAAACATTAACGGCTCAGGACACAATCTCTTTAGACGCTCCTAAGTTTCCTGTTTTAGAAAAATTTCCTTCTTTAAAAGAAGTCATTATTAATTTATTAACAGATCAATACGAATTATTCATAACTGATATTCAATGGGTTGCTCCTAAACCTACTACTTTTAGAATTATACTTGGAAATGGAGAACCTTTTATGTTAACTTATTCTCCAAGAAGTTGGGTAGCTCAAATTGAAGGTAAAAAATATTACTTATTAAATTTAAGTGAAGAAGAATCAGCTACAGAAGCTATTGCTCGTATTTTAGCTTATGGTATGACAGAAGAAAAACCAGGAGGTGAAGAAACACCAGCAGAAACACCAGCTGAAGAACCAGCAGCAGAAGAAACACCAGCAGAAGCATAATAAATCATGGCTGAGTTAAACACATATGGTGATTTAAAAAAACTTATTAATAATATTAGTAAGCAACAAAAAGGAGAAAAAATAGTTTCCAAAGGTAAAGAATTTGCTTTAGACCAAATATTAGGATTTATACCTGGTGCTTCTAACGCTAAAACAGCTTTTGACTTTATTAAAACTGCTGTCTCTAAACCAGATACTAAAAAAACAAACACTTGGTTAGATAAATTAGATGTAGATGATGAAATGTCAGCTATTATAGATGATACTGTAGAAAATGGTTTTATGCAAGCTATGGCTAAATCTATAGAATCTGAATTAGATACTAAACCTTTAGAAGATGATTTTAATATGAATGCTAAAATGGTTGATTATTTAAAAAAAGAATATAATAATAGGACAGTGACAGGAATAAACGAAAATACAATGAAAGATAGATTTCAAAAATTAGCGGGTATTAAAGAAGTAGAATCAACCCCTCCAGATACTAAAATTCAAGGGCAAATTAAGCCGGAATTATTTAAAAAATTAGGAGTAGCTGATTTTGATCCTGCTAAATTTTCTACAACTATTAATTTAGTAAAACAAAATAAATCTTTAAATACAGCAGCCAATAAAATATTAGCGGATGTTATGATTGCTATGCTTAAAACTAGTGATGATGCTTTATTAAATCAAATATTTCAAAATTTAAAACAAATTGAAGCTAAATAAATGGACGTTTTAGATATATTTTTTAAAAAATACAGTTATAAATTCCCTAAAGGATACCCTGATATCAGTGATCCTAAGGATAAAAGATTATTATTTGAGTTAATAGGAAATCTTACTGGTGATAACACCATTAATGAAGCCCAATCTGATTATGATCAAAGAATACGTAAAACATTAGGATTAAAAGAAGGTGAAAAAATCCCAACTTGTAAAACTCCTTTAACTTTAGGTACTGATTTTAATTTAGAAGGTGAAGATGAAGAAAACTGGTCTAAACTATATCCTATTTTACCATTAAAAAAAGGTAGTGACATTCCAACAGCAGGAGCTGGTAAAGGAGAAATAGCTACTTATTGGGCTTTTGAGTATAATACTAAAAACCACACTGTAACTGATTCAAGAAAAGGTGAAGATCCTGATTTAACTATTGACGGGTACGGATGTGAGATTAAATCATACGATACATCAAATATTACTTTAGGTAAATTTGCTAATGATAAAGAAAATGTAGCTTTATTAAATAAAGTATTTGGTATTTTAACATTGTTTAGTGAATTTGATGAAAACTCTCAAATCACAATCAATCCAGGTAACTTTAAAGCTAGAGATATTGTTCCTGCTTTTTCTATTATGGCTAGTTTTGAAAAAAATAAAGCATTAAGAGATGTAGATATGTTTAAACCTTTATATTCTCGTATTGATTCATTATATGCTAAATTAGGTTTATCATCTGATGCTACTGCTGAAGAAGGTGCTGCTAAACTTTTAAAAAGAATACTAAAAACTAAACTTCTTAAAAAACCAAGAATGGGTAAAGAAGTAGGATTTATATTAAATGTGAGTGAAACAGGACAAGGTAAATTTTATACTATAAATGATGCTATAGTAGATGCTATAGATGATGAAAGAGTATTAAATGGTGTGTATGTTTCTTCCTCTGAGTTAGGAATGAATTTCCCTAAATTATTTAAATAATATTTATAACTATGAATTTAAAACAATTAATTAGGGAAACTTTAGAAAATAAAGATTGTTGCACCGCAACAAAACCAACTAAAGCGCCTATATTAAATGAAAGTATAGCTCCGCGAGAGATATTGTCTGAGGGATTAAAATACCATATAGACAATAATACGCCGCTTACTGAGCATGTTTATCGTGCTGGCTCATCAAATTATTTTAATTTATGGGCTGAAGCAAGAACATTATACACTCGTGGTATTTTAGATTTTTCAGGTGATGATTTAGCCATATTAACTGAAACACACTTAGGTGAGTTTGGTATTTATGAGGATAAAAAAGTTCCATTAGATTTCATAATGGAAGATATGGAACTAGAAGAAGAAAAAAAAGACCCACCAATTGGTAAACCAAAACGTGGTGGAGCTAAAAAGTTTTATGTTTATGTAAGAGATAAAGGTAAAATTAAAAAAGTATCATTTGGTGATACTTCAGGCTTATCAGCTAAAATAAATAATTCAAAAGCAAGAGCTGCTTTTTCTAAAAGACATGATTGCCCTAACAAAAAAGATAGAACTAAAGCATCTTATTGGTCTTGCCGTTTGCCTCGCTACGCTAAATTATTAGGATTAAAGTCAAACTTTTCAGGATTTTGGTAATGGAAGATAAATTAAAAAAACTTATTAAAGAAGTACTTGCTGAAAAGAAAGTAAAACGAGACAGATGTCTTCGTATTGCTGACCGCAAGTTTGATAAACCATCTGCCTATAAATCAGGCGCAGTAGTAAGATGCCGTGCTGGAAAAATTTGGAAAGACATTAAAGAAGAAGAACTAAATGAAGATGAAAGTCTTCATAAATGGTTTAAACGTCAAGGTCCTAAAGGTAAAGAAGGTGGTTGGGTAGATTGTAATGCACCTGATGGTAAAGGAGGATATAAAGCATGTGGTAGAAAAGAAGGCGAAAGTCGTTCTAAATATCCTGCTTGTAGACCTACTCCCGCTGGATGTAAGAAAAAAGGTAAAGGTAAAACTTGGGGTAAAACCAAATGATTAAATTTCAAGATATATTAAACGAAGCAAAAAAACTCAAAGAAACCTTTGAGGAATTTGCTAAAAAACGTGGTGATGGTGCTGCTAAAATAGCTGAAAATGCTCAATCAAAAGGTGGTTTAGCTATGTTAACTTATAATCATTTTAAAGTTAAAGCTCCTTACTATGATAAAGCATCAAAAGGTAAATTTGATGAAAAAAAAGCTAAACAAGAATTTAATCAAACTTTAGGAAAAATATCTCTTAATATGTCTCCTGTAGATTTTCAAAGAGAAGTTGGTCGTTTAGAGGTGTTAGGTGAACTTTTAATTAGAAATAAAAAATGATCAATTTATTAGATATACTAAGTGAGGCAGAGGTAGCCAAATGCCCTGCACCAACTCAAAATATTGAATTAAACCTTCAGAACAGACAGAAGGCAATTAATGAGTATGGATATGGTCCATTAAATCCTAATCAACCAAATAATAAATTCTGGCAGGCTAAAGCAGATATGTGGAAGCTTGATTCTGTAAAAGAAGCTAAAACATCTCGTTGTGGTAATTGTGCTGCCTTTGATGTTACAACTAAAACATTAGATTGTATAGCTAAAGGGATTGGTGATGATGAAGGTACTGAAGATCCATTCGATGTTATTGAAGCAGGCCAATTAGGATACTGCAGGTTTTTAAAATTTAAATGTGCTGCGGCTCGAACTTGTGATGCTTGGGTTGTAGGTGGTCCTATCACAGATGACAAAGCCGTATAAAGATTTAGAGGTCACAGACAAATACATTATTAGGGAATTTGATGAAAACATTGACCCTATAGAATTAATGTGGCATCGTGATGATGAAGACAGAACAATTGAAATTATTGAACCAGGTAAAGGATGGAAATTCCAGTTTGAAAATGAATTACCTTGGGATTTAGAACCTAACCTTTTGATATGTATATTAAGACATGAGTGGCACCGAGTTATAAAAGGCGAAGGAAAACTTGTAATTAAAATAAATAAAGACTGATTCATAGCCAGTCGCTCGTAAGAGTTTAACATATGGCAGCTGTGGCGCCCCTAAAAAGGTGCCATCTTTAATTTGGCTTTTAGTGTAAAGCATGATATATTAACAAATGAACATGAATAAGAAAATTGTAATTGTAGGAGCAGGTGTAGCAGGTGTTAATGCCGCTACTAAATTAGTTGACAATGGTTATCCAGGCAAAAACATTACTATCATTGACATGGGTAATGATCCTTATAACAGAAAACCAGAAGAAGTAATGACAGGTTTTCTAGGTGCTGGAGGATGGAGTGATGGTAAACTAACTTACCATACAGCAATTGGAGGTCAACTTTCAAAGTATGTTGGTAAAAAGAAAGCAATGGAATTAATGGATGAAGTTATTAATAACTTTAAACGTTTTCACCCTAAACCCGAAGAAGTACAATGTTCAAATCCAGTAGAAGAACCTAAGTTTATTAAACCATATTTTGGTCTTCGTTTATTTCCAGTATGGCATGTTGGTACTGATTATCTTCATGAAATTGGTAAGAATTGGTATGATTATTTAGTGTCTAAAGGCGTTAAGTTTGTTTGGAATGAACGTGTGTTTAAAGTTGACTTTGAATCTAATTTAGTCTATGTAACTGTTAAAGGCAAAGAAGGACAATATGCTATTGAATATAATGAATTAATTTTTGGAGTAGGTAAATCAGGTATTGACTTTGCTCAAAGTATTCAAGACGAATATCAACTAGAAACTGAACCTAAATCAGTACAAATTGGAGTTCGATTTGAAGCACCACAAAAACATTTTCAAAAACTAATTGATATTAGTTATGATTTTAAATTGTATCGTAAATTTGAAGATAAAGGTGTTTCATTACGCTCGTTTTGTACTAATAATAATGCCGCTTATGTTGCTGTAGAAGACACTTACGGTAATCATTCCTATAATGGTCATGCTAAAAAAGATCCTAAATATAGAAATGACATGACTAACTTTGGTATTATTATGGAAATTAATAATATTGGAGATCCATTTGCTTGGTCACGTAAAGTAGTAAATGAATTACAATATGCAGGAACAGGTTTATATTATAGTCCAACTCGTAAACCATCAACTACATCAGAAGGTGAAAGAGTTAGTTCTGTTCAAATTGATAATCTAAGTATTATACAACAAGGAATGGGTGAATATTGGGATTATATTGAAGACTTTATTGAGGATATGAAAAAAGTATTTCCAACATTACAAGATGATTGGGGTGTTTATGTTCCTGAAGTAAAATATCTATCACCTGAACCACTTGTTTATCATAGTGATTTAGCTCTAGTTGAATACCAGAATGTTCACTTTGTAGGAGATGCTTTATCAGCTCGTGGTATTACAGTATCAGGTGCTCAAGGTATTTTAGCTGTATCTAAATTAATTAATAAAGGATGCGAGTGGGATAATTTGCATGGTGATATTATTAGCTGGAAATAATGTTTGGCTTTTTGTAAAAAATATGTTATATTAATATTATGAGTGATAAAAATAAATTTCAACCAAGTAAAAAAGTAGTAAAAGCTGATGGTACTATCGCTTGGATTTGGGAAGGAAAATTGCACAATATGGAAGAAGCAGCTTTAGTCCATCCAAATGGTAAAAAAGAATATCATATTC